CTCAACGTTGAGTTTGGCTGGCTACCCTTGGTCTCCGATCTCAGGTCGTTTGCGAAGTCTGTGAAGAATTCGCATTCGATTCTGGAGAACTTCCGTAAAGGAAGCGATCGTAAGATTCGGAGAAGGTATGCCTTTCCAGCCTCCACCTGGTCGAAAACGAACAGGGCTGGTACCGGTGGTGTAGGAGCGGCCATTCCATGGCCTAACCTAGATGCCAACGGTGCTGCATATGGAGGTAATGGAGTCCACGCGCGGACCGTGTCAAATGAGACATGGTTTAGTGGTGCCTTTCGGTACCATATCCCTGCCGGAGATTCGCTTTCCGACAAGTTTGCGCGTTGGAGCGCTGAGGCTGATAAGCTCCTCGGCGTCAGGCTGACACCGGAAACGGTGTATCAGCTCACTCCATGGACATGGGCCCTCGATTGGTTCACGAACGCTGGTGATGTTATTCACAACATCAACGCTCTTGGCCATGACGGGTTGGTGCTGCAATACGGCTACATCATGTCGAAAGACATAATTGATGACCTGGTAACCGCTACTGCGGTTAACGGGGCCGGTGCGCGCTACCATTGTGTCCAAAAGACACTTCGGAGACGCGTAGCAACACCTTACGGATTCGGGTTTGACATGGGGAAGCTTTCAGCTTCTCAAGATGCCATTCTCGTTGCCCTGGGCTTATCCCATGGGCTCCGCTGACTGCACATCGGTGTGGTCGGCATTGGGCTACAACAAAGGGTTGTAGCTCATCACCTCCCCGGGTACTACCCGGTCTACCGATGGAGTAATGCCATGGCTCTTTCTGATCCTCAGACTCTCACTATCAACACGGTTGCTCATACGCTTCCGCGTGTGAGCGTGGACACCAACGCCTCGTCTTATGTCGAGAGCGACGGATCCACGAAGATGACCGTCTCTCACCAGTATGGTAAGAGGAAGCGGTCGCTTCTCCGTGTCGATTTCCAGAAGACTGCTGCTGATCCTCTGATCAGTTCGCAGAACATCATCTACAGTATGTCTGTTCAGCTCGTTGTTGACCGTCCCCTTACGGGGTTTACGGTCACTGAGCAGAAGCAGATTGTAGATGCTCTGTCGGCCTACTTGACGGCCTCTTCCGGTGCGAACGTCACCAAGATTCTCGGTGGCGAGAACTGAGTTGTGGTCCTTAGCGGTGCTTTTCACCAGATTGGTGGTTGGCATCGTTGTAGGATTCACACTCAGCACTGTGGTCTTTTATGGCCCGGCGAAAGACGGTCAAGGGTGCATCTTGAATAAAGATGGCTCCGTGTACTGCCAATCGCTTTAGGGCTTGGCCACTTCGTAGAAGAGTTGAAGAAACCAGGCAGGCTGTGGCTCGGGATACTATCACCTCTGTTAGGAGGGACAGTTGAAAAGCCTCATGTTGCTCTGGTCGGTTCTCCTCGAGGAATTCGGGGAGAGATGTTGCACAAGCACCATCCGCGACAGACAAACTGCCGCGGAGCGGTTCGATCACGAGGGTGTATCGTTCTTGACGATCACCCTTCCTGCCTTCGCTAAGGAGCTCGAAAAAGCTCTTGAAGAAGGTAAGGTAGATCACGACCACTTCCCCGGTTTCCGGAGAAGAGGCGGGCTCCCCCTGTTTCTAGGAGGTTTCCTTGATCGCGTGTTCGACCGTGGTACTGGTTGCTTGCTTCAGCAGCCCGACGTGGAATCCATCTTCGCAGTACGGCAGCTTTGTTTGCTGTGCTCGAAGATTCTGCTTGATTGCACTGAAAAGCGCAAAGCAGACGCCATTGAAGGCTACTTGAAGTGTGAGCAGGAGGTGAAGCGGGCGGATCAAAATATGCGCGCTGAGGATCTTACCGATCTTCAGCGCGTATCTGCCCTCCTGTTTCGTGATGTATTCACCGCTGTGGATCGTAAGATCTATGACGGAAACATCACTGGCAGGCATGGTCCTGGCGCTACGGGTGACAAACTCCGCGGAAACGCGAAGTTTGATCTCTCCGAATGGCCAGCTCGTTTGGAGTCTGAGTTCCCATACTGGGAGCATGGGATTCCGAACGAAAGGTATCTCTACAGATACGACCGTGTTTCACTCCTCGAACCCGGTGCCGAGAGACCTGTGAAGGTCACTCTGGTACCTAAGACGCTGAAGACCCCACGAGTCATAGCCATTGAGCCCACCGCTGTTCAGTATATGCAGCAGGGGATCATGGAACAACTTGTGGAGCATCTCGAACGGGATCAAACTGTTCGAGATATGATCGGGTTCACGAACCAGAGCCCTAACCAGGTTCTGGCTCGTGAAGGAAGTCTTCATGGACTTCTCGCCACACTGGATCTCAGTGAGGCCTCCGATCGTGTCTCCAATCAGCATGTACGGGTAATGCTTCAACGTTGGCCGTCCTTCTTTAGGGCAGTTGACGCAACGCGTTCCCGGAAGGCTGATGTGCCTGGTCATGGCGTTATACGCTTGGCCAAGTTCGCGTCGATGGGTTCAGCTCTGTGCTTTCCCATGGAAGCGATGGTTTTTCTATCGCTGATTTTCCTAGGGATTGAACGTGAGCTCAAGCACCAGTTGACCCGTGGGGACATTAAGTCCTTTCGGGGCCAGGTGCGCGTGTACGGGGATGATTTGATTGTCCCCGTGCGCTTCGTGCCGTCCGTGATACGCGTGCTCGATACTTTTGGGTATCGGGTTAACGCGCACAAGTCTTTTTGGAATGGGAAATTCCGCGAGTCTTGTGGCAAGGATTATTATGATGGACACGACGTTTCTGTTGTTCGTGTCCGTCGTTTGATCCCTGCATCACGGCTTGATGTTCGCGAGATCATCTCTACAGTTTCGCTTCGTAACCAGATGTATTTTGCTGGTTTGTGGCGTACTGCGAGATATCTGGATGGGGTACTTGCGCCTTTGTTGCGTGAATACCCAGTCTTGTATCCAGACATGACTTCGGCTGCCTTCACGGGTAAGCCTGGGTCAGGATCTCCTCTGCTTGGCCGTCAATCCTTCTGTGCGGGCTTTGGCCCAACCAGGAGGTTTGACCCTGATCTTCATGTTCCCCTTGTAAGGGGATATGAGGTCAGGTCTCAGCCACCGATCTCACCGATTAGTGGCGAGGGTGCCTTGCTTAAGGTCTTCCTTAAACGCGGCGAACAGCCATTCGCTGACAGGGAGCACCTCGAACGTCAAGGACGTCCTCAGTCCGTCAACATCAAGCTGAGGTGGCGGAAACCGTTCTGATGAAGAACAGGTCTGCCAAAAGGACAACCCGGGGTTAAACCCGGGCTGCACAGTTCAGATATCCTGCGCACAAAGAGCAGGTGCTCTGTTAACTGTGAGTGAGG